GAGGCAGATCGACCAACCAGTGATCTGCCTCAGGGCTCAGTACGCTGACACCCCTTTGAAGCAACGTTGGTGAAGGCAACAGCCTCGATGGTTAATCAGCCAAACCATCCCAACTACTAGGAGTCAATACGGTGGCAGCACCTGACGTAACACTGTCACGGGCTGGCGTTATTAACAATGACGCCGGCACGTGGGCAAAGGACAACGCACTATTTCTCAAGGTCTTTAGCGGTGAGGTGATCACTGCCTTTGACCGTGCCTGCATCTTCAAAGGTCTGGCACAAGAGCGCACTATCCAGAACGGCAAGTCCGCTCAGTTCCCTGTCACTGGTCGCTTTACCGGACGGTTCCACACCCCCGGCAAGATGATCGAGGGCCAGGGCAACATGGCTCAGAATGAAGTTGTCATCAAGATTGATGATCTGCTCATTGCTGATGCAGCTTTATATGACCTGGATGAAGCGAAGAATCATTTTGATATTCGCGGAATCTATAGTAAAGAATTGGGCAACGCTCTTGCCCGGGAGTATGATAAGCGCATTGCACGTGTGCTGACCCTCGGCGCCCGTGTTGCAGCTGGCGACCTAACCGCCAACCTGCCTGCAGGCCTGCGCCCAGACGATCCCTTCCGTGTGGGTACTCGGGTTGACCTGGCCAAGGCCACGCCTACTCCAGATGATTACGTTGCATCAGTCTTTGCTGCTGCACGTGCTCTTGACGAGAAGGACGTACCTGCCGATGGTCGCGTCATTGTCTGTAGCCCTGAGGTTTACTACACGCTGATTCAATCTGCGAGAGCGGTCAACTTCGACTTCAACCAGCAGGGTGCCAATGGTTCCTACTCCAAGGGCCAGATTGCACAGCTAGCTGGCTTCAGCATCTACAGCTCCAACCACATTAAGCAAGGCAATGTCACCGCTAAGGCTGGTGAGCAAGGCTTTACCTATGGTGGTGCTGACACTGTTCTGTCCTCTGTGGATATGGGCAAGACCAAGATGCTTGCCTTCCAGAAGGGTGCAGTTGGTGTGTTGAAGTTGCGTGACCTGTCCATGCAAATGACAGGCAACGACTACAACGTGATGTATCAATCAACGTTGATGGTAGCTAAGTACGCTTGCGGCTTTGGTTACCTGCGCCCTGAGGCAATCGTTGAAATTCACAACAGCCTCTGATTCGCCTAGCGCGTAACTCACTGGCAGACTGGGAGGCAGTAATGCCTCCCTTTTTCATGCCTCCCATTACTCTCTGCCTGAAGGGCGACAGCAAAACTCCCGCTGACATTGTGCCCATCCCCGAGTGGGAGCCGGCCACAGCCATTCGATCAGCCAAGGGACCACAGCCCATTGCCAGTTTCACCACCGCCGACAAGGCTGTTGTGCTGGCACCGCCGGCTGCCGATGATTTCCCCGGCAGTGAAATCACGCTGACCAATGGCCTGCCCGCCCCTGCCCCTGCAGCCGGCGGCACACCGGGAGCCAAGCCGTGACAGAACTGGATGCCATCAATACGTTGCTAGGCATCATTGGTGAATCACCAGTTGATCAGCTCAGCGACATAACCGTGAATGAGATTACGGATTCCACCTTGGCTAGGCGCACCCTGGCCGAGGTGAGCCGTGACGTGCAGGCCGAGGGCTGGGGGTGGAACACTGACAACAACGTGCCGGTGGTGAAGGACAGCCGGAACCATTACCCCCTCGACTCAAAGACACTGGCAGCGGTCTTCTCACCCAACCGCTACCCAGACGGTCAATACGTTCAGCGTGGCAATCGTGTTTACAACAAGGCCAAGCGGACGTTTGACTTTGGCGCTGACAGCGATGAAGCGTTGATCATTGACCAAGTGATAACGCAGCTTGACTGGGATGAGCTGCCGCATTTAGCGCAACAGTACATAGTGATCAGGGCTGGGCGGATCTTCAGTGACCGCTATCTCAACAGCAATGCCATCTATGTTTACACTGCGCAAGATGAAGAGTATGCCCGCACGATGCTGATTCGTGGGGAAGAACGCCAGATGCAGAACAATCTGCTGTGGGGCAACAACCGTGGCATGGGCCAGGGTATCGGTTTTATCCCTGCTGAAGGAATGCGTTTCCGTAACACCTAATGGCTCGCTCTAAATCTCGCCTGGCCGCTACCCGCAACCCTCCCGCCTCATTGGTGCAGGGGAACATCGACACGCTGACCCAAGGGATCAGCCAACAACCGCCACACCTGAGAGCGGTTGGTCAGGGAGAGCTTCAGCTGAATGGCTGGAGTTCACCTGTTGACGGGCTTGGAAAGCGCCGACCCACAAGGTATGTCGGGAAGGTTATTCCGGTCCCGGTAACAGACTTCTACCTAGAAACAATGTCTGTTTCCGATGGAGAGCGATACAACGTTTTTCTGTATCCGACTGGTGGCAAGGTCAGGATGCAGATACTGCAGAACAGCCAGACCTGCGCTGTTGACGTACATGGAGCTGGGCTGAGCGTAGTAACAACAGGCGGACGGACAGAGGTTGAAGGCGCAGCCAGTAGCTACATCTATTCAGTAAGCGAGTATCTCAAAAGCTATGTGCTCATTAGCAATGGGCCGCTTGGCATACTGCTGAATCGAAACAAGGTGACAGCAATGGATGCCGCAACAACAGCGGCAGCCAAGAATGAAGCGCTGCTGTTTGTGCGCGGTGTCGCCTATGAGATTACATATACGTTGACAGTTAACGGAGTAGCGCTGCCGGTCTATACAACTCCCAAGGCAACAGATACAAACAACCTGCTAAGCACTGATACTGTTGCGCAAGAGCTGCTAACCAGAATCAACGCAGTTGCTGGGTTCACAGCAGTCAGGGTTGGCAGCGTTGTTCACGTGAAGAAGACAGATGGATCTGACTTCACGCTTGACCTTGCTGACTCCCGCGCTGGCACGTTGGCCAACAGTTTCAAAACTGTTACCGCATCATTCACCGGGTTGCCGACAGTGGCACCAAACGGATACCTGTTGCGAATTGACGGCAGCCCAGCAACGACGAAGGATGACTACTGGGTGCAGTTCGTCACCAGGGATTCATCAGCCTTTGGCGTTGGTGTCTGGCAGGAAGCTCCAGCCCCTGGAATCCAGTACAAGCTGGATGAAAACACGATGCCCCTGCTGGTGTATCGGAAGGCGCCTGGTGTCTTTTTCGTAGGGCCAGCAGACGGAGCAACGCGCAGCCAGACGGTAAACGGAACAGTTCATAGCTTCACGTTTCCAAAGTGGGGAGAGCGGACAGCTGGTAATACAGAGTCAGCACCAACACCAAGCTTTGTCGGAAAAGCAATCAAAGATCACAACCTGTTTCGCAGTAGGTATGTAGTCATTGCTGGTGAGTCCATAGTATTTAGCGAAGTAGATGAACCTTTCAACTTCTTCCCTGACACTTCAGCGCAGGTACTAGACACAGATCCCATTGACGTAAGGGCGGTATCGGAGACAAGCACAGACCTGAACTGGATGCTGCCTGTTGACGAGAGCCTGTTGGTATTCAGCACCAAGTCACAGTTCCAAGTAAGGCCAGCCGACGCCGACGTATTGACACCACGTACAGCAGTTTGCCTGCGGCTGAGCAACATTGAAATGAATCCGAACCTGCCGCCAAAGATTGCAGGGGCGAACGTGGTATTTGCAACGGACGAGTATGGCTACACGGGATTCCGTGAGTACCAATTCTTTGACACACAACAGAGAAGGATTGGCTTGAACCTAGGAGGCAGTCTCAACATTACGTTGAATGCGCCAAAGTACATTGAGGGGCTGGCAACATTCTGGGACGTAGGGGAAAGCCTTGATCATTTCGTGTGCTCTACGCCAAACCATCGAAACAAGCTGTATGTGTATAAGTACCTATGGCAAGCAGCACAAGGAGCCTTGTCGAAAGAGCAGGCCAGCTGGAGCGAATGGGAGTTTGACGGCGAGATCCGCTGGGCACGGTTCTTTGATAATCAGCTATGGCTGGTAATGACTTATGCAGACGGGACATATTCAGTAATGCTTGAATCAGAAGAATTGAACAATACGATAAGCCCGATGGTCTACCTGGACAGACAGATCCAGTATCCAGAATGCAACGCTAGCCCACTGTCGAGTAACAACATCAGCGCAACGTATGACGCTGAGACAAAAGTGACAACATTCACTTTGCCGTATCAAATGCAAGGTGACACCGACGCAGTGATTCGATATGACAACAATCGGAACCGTGCCCTTGTCGTTGGCACCGCCAGCAGTGGCGACCAAATTGCCTGCAGTATTCGTGGTGACTGGCGGGCCGAGAAGCTGACCTTTGGTCGGCGGTACTGGTTCCGGTATCAGTTCACCCCGGCGTATATGCCGCAAAAGAACCAAGCCAGGCAACGCATCGTTGGCGGCCTAGACGGTCGGTTGCAGGTAGCAACGTGGACCATCCATCACAACCAAAGCGGACGGTACGACGTTGTGGTGAAACGCCAGAACCGGAGCAGGGATAGCCACCATCAATACTGGGCACGGATACTGAACGTGGAGAGCAACCGGCTGGATGCAGCCCAAAGCGTGTTGAGCACAGGTAGCTACCGGGTGCCTGTGTATGCAAGGAACACGGAATGCAGCGTGATTGTTCAAAGTGATTCATGGTTGCCACTGACTATTTCAGGGGCATCGTGGGAAGGCAATTACACTGATCGCGCAAGGGGGTTGGGCTGATGGCTTTTGGTGCATT